TACAAGGTGTCTGAGATAGTGGACATGATTAAAAATAAGGAACTATGAGAAAGTTTTTCTGGTGTTTATTTAAATGGTTTAAAAATTATCCACATTCAGAAGATTTAGATAATCTTGTACGAAAGTGTATCTGGTTAATAGAAAATTGCGAAGGCGTATCTGTTACCATAGATCAGTATAAAATTTACATTACATCCGCTTCAACTAAAATAGAATTGTGGAATGCAAATAAGTTTTATGCTTGGTTGAAACACGGATATGTAAATGGACGGCATTTTGGTAATGTTTCTGCTTCCAATAAAGTTATGTGGGACTTTAAAGAGTGCCTAAAAAAACATGGACACGATATTTATGTAAAGGAACAAGAAATTGATATATCTGACGTGAAATGCTAAACATCCTAACCATCATAATCGCCTCCTCTTGTTTCGGAATAATGTTCGCTGAGTTCTCAGGCATTCCGCAACACGTAAAATCGTGGCTGGCAAAGAAAAAGATATGGTATAAAGTTCCAAGCACCGTTTCAACTTTCTCAAGCCCTGTTAGATTTCCACGTAGAATAAAGCCCTTTGATTGCTCCCTTTGTTTATCATTCTGGATTTGCTTATATTTGTCTCATTACAAAGCAGGACAGCCGATTATGGAAAGCGTCGGACTGGCTTGTATTAGTGCTGTGCTTTCTGTTTTGATTGTTAAAGTTACTAAGCCATGACCTTCGATTTAGCCAATTATAATGCTCCAGATGGATGTTACGCACACCTCCATCATGAAAACGACTATATGTATATAACTTTCCATATGCCAGCCATTCAAGAAAACGCCATGTGTGGAGTTGGGGATTGCTTTAGTGTAGAGGATTTTGAGGAATATGCAAAACAGAAATACGGTATTAAAGAACTAACAAAGGACATTTTGGATGACGCCATCTTAAAAAAGATAGATCAAATGAAGGCATTTCACATTGCTAATTGCAAACGAAATCATTCTCATATAAAATGCAACTAACAAAGGCTGACTACGACTCCCTGCTACCCTACAAAGACATCATTAAACACGTATCATTTGGAGGCAATACGAACAAAGGAGATGCATGGTGGGCAATGAATACGGTAAACATAAACAGGCTAGGTCAAGCTCTCACAGGTTCAGGTTGCTCCGCTTGCATGGTCGAGCAATACCAAAGATACTGGAACTACATCGAGGAGTACGAGGCGCAATTGTTTAATCTAACAAACAATAATTGATATGGAAGACCCTAAGATTTACGCTAAGAAACTTCTTTTAATGCACTCAAAAGAAAGTGCTATTAAATATCTGGATGAAAATATATCTCTTACACAAAGGGCTATTGATAATAAATATCCCTTTTTTGAACAGGCTGATGGGGATATTGAGTTTTATGAGGCAGCAAAAAAAGAGATCGAAGAAAACATTTTTAACCTAACGAATAACAACTGATGGGTGTACCTAAAGTCAATTATTACAACTTAGGCAAGGAGGAGGGGAAGCCGCTTGTTCTTGTAGACGAAGATAGCGACGTAGGGGGTCGACCAAGAAAGTATAATTCGCCAGAAGAGTTTGAAAAAAAGGTAATTGAATACTTTGATTTTGTTGTGGCAAACAAAATGGAGATAAGTCTCAATGGACTAGCACTTTACATGGGATTCTACGATAAGACAGGGCTGAAAAATTATGTTGATTACGAAGGGTTTTTACCCCCATTAAAAAGGGCATTGTCTTGTGTCGAATTATCCTATGAACTAGACCTTCGTACCTTTAAGTTTGGCGGAGCTGTGTTTGCTTTAAAGAATATGGGATGGACAGATGTTACTACTCAGAATGTGAATCAAACTATAACAAGTGTAGCTGCTAATTTTGGAACAACCACAGATCAAGGTAACCCTGTACACCCCACACCCGAATCAGAAGTTAATCCATGATTCAATAAACAATGAGCCATTCAAGTATTATACTTTGGCTATTGGGAGGCAGTTCGGGAAGTCTTTGCTAGCCGCAAATCAAGCCCTGTACTGGTTCTTTAACGTCCCCAACTGTAAGATCGGATGGGTTACACCTGTTTATAAGCAAGGGAAGAAGGTTTTTAAGGACATTGACTTAGCTTTTGCCAATAATCAACACGTTTTTAAGGACAAAAATAAGACCGACCTTTTTTTTCAGGCTCACAACAACTCCACATTAAACTTCTTTTCATCCGAACGGTACGATAATATTCGCGGAGAAACGTTTGATTATTTAATATGTGATGAGTTTGCGTATCAAGACGAAGCGGCATGGACAGAAGTGCTACGTGCTACGGTTTTAGTTAGGGGGAAAAAGGTTTTGCTTATTTCTACAACAAAAGGCAAGAACCACTTTCATACAATATTTCAATTAGGCGGCGTTAATCCTCAATACAAGTCCTTTCAGATGACTTCGTATGATAATCCGAAGATTAACCCTACCGAAATAGACGATGCAAGAGCAACGCTTCCAGACCATATTTTCAGGCAAGAGTACCTAGCTGAGTTTATTGATGGCGGGGCGGGAATCTTTAGCCCGACATTTGTAGATAACAAAGGCGGTAGCCGATTCTATGCTGGTGTGGATTTGGGTAGAGCCGATGACTATTCTGTTTTATCCGTCCTGAATGAGTTCGGGCAGCAGGTGTACTGTGAAAGATGGAGACATGACACGTGGAACAATATCAGTAGGAAGATTGTGGACAAGATTAATGAGTTTAACGCGGTTACTTATGTCGAGGTTAATAGTATCGGTGACGCAATCTGTGAGCAGATACAAGGACTGGCGAATAATTCAGGTGACATTCACCCGTTCGTTACCACATCGAAAAGCAAGAACGATATTATTGAGGTTATGGCGGTAGCAACACAGAACAACGAAGTAACGTTTCAGCCTCATGACTGGCTAAGGAAAGAGTTTGATGTGTTTACCTTTGAGTACAATCCAAAAGCCAGATCAATAAAGTACGGTGCGCCCTATGGTTTCCATGATGACGGAATTATGGCAAGTGCAATTTCTTATTGTGCTTTCAAGAATCTTAAATCAAGTGGCGAATATTTTATATCTTAGCGACATGGACAAGGGGGCCGAAACGAAAGTAAAGCTGGCGCTATTTGAATTAACGCCAAATTCAGGTATTGATTCAATAGTGATTACAGATACTCCAATGTATGGTGTTGGATTTATTACATTTGACAACGACAACGAAGCCAAAACTAAATGACAAGGATATGACATACGAAATGCACATTGGAGAGGTTTTTGACCTTTTAACAAATGAGAAAAAGCCACGTCAAATTAATATTTTATCCGAAGATCAATTTCAATTGATTGAACAAGTATCGGATATTGAACTTGACGAAAACTTGAGAAAGTTTTACAAAATAAACAAGTGCCGATTCACTATCGTACCTCAATTTAAAAATATTATGTAGAATGAAAGCACCACAGGAACAGCAGCCCAACGCTAGTGTGGGGAAGGGAAAAGAATCTGATTCAGTAAAAGATGAGATCGATAAACATCTTGATTGGTTTTTTAAATTTGTTGATTCAATAGGAAAAATGCCATCTGAAAGACCAAGGTGTGGTGTATGCGGAAAGGTCGGATGTAGAACTATGCACAACGTAAAATGAATAACTTCTCTTGGTCAACCATCCCACTAGGGACATACGCAGCGATAGACGCTCTGAGCCGATCAGAATCAAATCCTTTGGCTAATGATGTGTCAATGCTTTCTCTTATTACAGGAAAGCCCGAAGAGTATTACACGGAACAAATTCACACGAAACAACTGGCAGCAGAAAGAAAGAAGCTACACGACTTTTTAAACACCGAGATTAACGAACACTACTACCCTACTTTCAAATGCAATGGACGCAAGTACAAAGTATCGGAATCAATGGAGGAGTTCAACGTAGCTCAACTTGAGGGTATTTCGGGGCTTGGTTTAACAGAAGAAAACTTTGCCGCTAAGTCTCCGATTGCAATGGCTATTCTGTGTAAGGAAAAAAGAACGTGGAAGTTCTGGCGCAAACCATTGTCATTAACCGAGCGATCAAACGACTTTGAGAAACACCTACCCACATCAATTGGCATGGGTATTGTTCGCTTTTTTTTTCTCTACTCGAAGGAATTATTGCCCATAGTATTGGAGAAAATAAACAAGGAGACGTTACGGATGAAGGAGCAGTTATCCCGCAGTTCGGAGTCAAAAAAGTAACGATGTTTGAACACTACGGATATTTCTACACGATATTCGAGCTTTCAGGACGGGACTTTACAAAGATGGATTATTGGCGTGAACAAAGCATTAACTACCTTTTTTCCTGTTTAGCCTTCCGAAAGGACTTGCAGGAGGATATTGAGAATCAGAAATTGAAAAATATAGGTTCCTAATTCAGGAGCTTTTTTATTAAGCCAATTTCTCATTCCCGACTCTTATAAGGGATGGCACTCGTAGAAGCAATAGCGTCAATCGTTGAGATTTGGGGACAGGAACAGGCTGATAGGCTACGGGAATCTATTGCCCGTAAAGGAAACAATGCTAATGGCGATACGTTCGCAGCTTCGTTTGTTCCGCATGATTCGGTGATTACAGGTAATTCTTTGGAGTGGACAATGTCGGGACCTTCTTGGTATGATGTAATCGACACGGGAGGAAAACGTTGGCAGAAAGGTAAGATGCCACCAGTTAATTCGATCATGCAATGGATGGCGCACAAGGGAATCGTAGCCACCGTCAAAGCTAAGTCCAAACAAAACTCCCTTTCCCATTCAATCAAGAAGCACAAAGGAGCGTGGCAGAACAACCCTAAGTACGCAGCCCAAAGATCAATGGCTTTTGCAATCGCTGTGAATATAAAAAAGCACGGTGTTATCAAACGCTTCGGAGGAAAGGGGTCGAACTTTTATTCCGAGGTATTTAACGACAAAGCCTATGCAGACCTTAACGAGAGAATCCACAAACTTTTAGGCGAAGGAAACTTTCTTTTAACAATCATTGACCCGAATACACCTGACTAATGATTACCATACAACAAAATACCCAGCTATTTCAACCAGTTTACAATCCTATGCGGTTTGTGTTGTCTTCTGGCAATGCAACAGACCCGTCGATTGAGAACTTTAAATACGTGGTTGATCTTTACGTATCTGGTGTATCAGGGCGAGTTTGGCGTGGGCTATACGATGCCGACCCGACCTATGGAAGTTGCGCTGCTGATATTTCAAGGGTACTGGAATCGTATATCAGTTACGATTTATCAGATACGACATACGGATTTCAACAATGCACATACTC